GGAGGATGCGAGCAAGGCGTGCTTGGGTCAAGGCGTAGTCAGCGCCAAAACCTTTCTTCTTGTACTGAGCTACTACAGTTCTCCATGCGGAGGCTTCTGTAAATCCCTCTTCAGGGATGAGTCGTTCTGCTGTCTTCGGGCCAACCCCAGGGCAACCAGGATAGCCGTCAGTGGAATCACCGGTAAGAGCCTGACGATAAAAATAGACATCAGCTTGGTTTTGAGTGATGTGGTAAACGTTTCCGTCGTTGTCTAGGTGAAGACCAGGGATCTGTTTAAGATCCTTATCTCCAGACCACAAGATGGTTTTGTCAGGATGACGAGTGCAGAGAATTCCTAAAACATCATCTGCTTCCAGCTTGTGCCAGCACTCTGAAGGAAACTGTTGTTCAGCCCAACGTCGAAGCGCCAAGTACCCAACTGGTTTGCGACGGTCGTAACGAGTACGGTTCGCCTTGTAGGTGGGTTCAACGTCCTTACGGAAGTTCTTATCAGCAGTCCAACAAAGCGTGAATCGGTCTGATTGTGCTTGGTTGCGCTTGGTTTCAAGAATCTCATTGAAGATGTACTGGGCTTCTTTGATTGGCAGGTGAGTCGAAATAATGTCGGGACACCATTCGATCTCAACTTCAGCGAGAACGACTGCTTGGAACAGCAGCATATCTGCGTCAAGCAGCAGCCAGGTCATCGTCACCTCCTTGATGGGCTCCTAGCTTATTGACCTTGGCTAGGTAGTCCACAGCTTTTAGGACGCCTTCCAGAGTGTCACCAAGCTTGCCGATGCCAGTGTTGCAGTTGTTGCAAAGCCAGCCTCTGTGCTCGTGAGACTCGTGGCAATGATCCCAATGCAGCAGTTGTGTATCTAAGCCGCAACACTCACAGGGCGTGCCTAGAGGAGGAGTCTTTTGATGCTTTCGCAAGTGGTAATGCTTTCGCATTCTGTCGGCGTTACAAGCCAAACACTCCGGCCTGTACCAAGTACCATTGCGACCGAACTGACTAATATCTTTTGTTTCCTTACAGACCTTGCAGGTCTTAGTGACACTCTGCCCAGTTGTCTCCGACTTTGTACTCCGAATCGATTGCAATACGGAGTCCAAGTGCTTCTCCTGCCAGTCGAGAAGACCTGACTGCGATGAGTCCGATTTGTTCTGCGTGCTCTGCTCTGACTGAGAACTGCACTTCATCGTGGACATGGGCGAGGAAGGACCAATCTTTGCCGTAGGTAAAACCCTCTGCTGTGATCTCGTCGTAGCAGGTGTTGTACCAAAGCTTGCTAATGATGGCACCAGCACTCTGTAAAAGGAAGTTCAAAGCGCTATGTGAGGACCGGATTTGTATCTGTCTACCATCCAAAGCCTTCACAAATCCTTCATCTTCTGCCTTTGCAATAACCCTTTTGGTGAGAGAAGCCAGAGCAGGCATATTGCGGAAATACTTACGCTTCAGCGCTGCTCCGTCCTGACCCGTAATCAAACCAAGCTTGTCCGGTCCTGCACCGTACATCAAGGCGTAAAAGAACGTCTTGGCTTGGTCTCTGGTGGCTAACCCCGCAGCCTTTTGATTGGCTGTGTGGATGTCACCGTTGAGCACCTCATCTGCAAACTTGCCATCATCAAATGGCCAGAGGTAGTGCGCTAAACACCGTGCTTCGATCCCACTGAGGTCCACGCCAACCTGCTTGGTGCTTCTTTCCCTTCCAAGGAAGCCAGGTCCAAACAGAGCTCGGCACTCCGGTCCCAGGGCTGACCTGACAGCAGGAACCTGGGCCATATTGGGGTTGACGTGGCTACAGCGAGCAGTGGCACAGCCAACAGTAATCACACTGCCGTGAATCCTGTTGTCACGTTCCACTAGTTTCAACCAAGCATTGTTGCCCGTGCTGAGTTGACCCAATCGCTTTTGGAGTGTGAGGTGTGAAACAAAATCCTCAGCTCCAGGAATCTTCGACAAAACGGTTTCATCGACCTTCGGTTTCCCTGTATCGGTGAATTCATCTGGCTTCCACTCCAGACTGTTTTGGAGTACCCAAGCGATGTGCTCCCGAGAGTTCGGGTTGAGGTCAGTAAGACGGCACATTGCTGCACCGGCTACATATCCTCTTGGCGCGTTGTCTCGCTTTGGGGTGAAGAGCCCTCCGTCAACGAACGGGAACCGTTGTCTCAATCGTTCGCTGAGAGTATTCAGTTGTTGGTTGATCTCAGCTTCAAGTTCCAAAGCCCCTTGAACATTGAAACCAAAGCCAGATCGTTCCTGCAGGGCGATGAGCTGTGCAAAGCGCATCTCAAGGTCAACGGCACAAGGGATGCTGTCGGCCTTCGGTTGCAACCTGCGCCAAAGCTTAAGGTTTAGTTCAACATCACAGATGCATCGCTCAGCCAGTTCCTCAGTTAGCACACTGAAGTCCACAAGGTCGGCGTGACGTTTGTTATGGCCGAGGCGGAACCCATAAGCTTCAAGGCTGTGACGCCCGTAGAGCTGCATGGGCATACCTTCCCACTTCTTCTTGAGGTCAGTGTCCAAGATGTTTGGGTACAGCATTCGACACAGGATCAACGTGTCAATTTGCTTTCCCCTCGGCTTGAACTCTGGGTAGACCGTTTGTATTGCTGGTATGTCGTACTGAATAATGTTGTGGCCGACTAACTCATCAGCCTGTTGAAGTATTGGTAACCACTCCTTTGGATCTTCATACAGAACGGAACTAGATCCATCGTTGATGACACAACAGTGGATCTTTGTAACGTCCCTAGTCTTCAGAGCATTCGTCTCCACATCGAACGTTATCGTCGATGCAGACTTTGAGGTTTCGGCTGTAGCAGAAGTCGAGGAGGTCCTCAAGCTTGTCGTAGGTGAGCTGGTGGCAGGTGTCATTGGACTTAAAGAAGGACTGTAGATACCTCTTCGCCATCTCGGTAGCAGCCAAAGCTGTTACCTTCAGCGAATTCATCTCAGAAATGTGAACGTCAAAAGTCGGCTTCAAAAGAATCATCGAAAGCTGCGGTTTTACTACTGCCGCCATTTTTAAACTCCAACATTCTGCCTGTGTTTTCGTTGTATTTCACGGACCCTGCAATCCCGCACCAGCCTGTGAAACGATTCTTGAGAACGCGTACCACGGTACCCTCTGAATCGTTTTCAGATTGTTGATTTCTTTCAAGACCAATACAGATGTCACTAAGTTGGCCGATAGCAGCACTACCGCGAAGCTGAGAAAGAGAGGTCTGAGCTCCGTTTTCATGGCCTTTGTCTCCTGTAGGGCGGCGTAAGTGTGACACAAGAAGCATCCCGCAGCCAGTCTCTTCAACAAAACTGCGGAGTTTCGTCATCGTTTGATCAATAGCCCGACGCTCATCTCCTTGGTCCAAACCTGAGACAAGAATCGAAAGGTGATCGAACACAATCCAGCTACACCCGCAGCCAGAAACCAAGTGACGTATGCGGTTAAGCAGAACGGTAGGGTCAAGAGAGCCAAAATGGTCGTACAGAAATAACCTGCCCGTGCCAAGAGTGCTGTCAAAGGCTTGTTCGATCTGTGCATCGGTGAAGTGGCCGCGATCAATGTGGACAGGGTAATCAAGCTCCATACCAACAAACCGCCGAGCAGTCCGTCTGATGTTCTCCTCCAGGGCGACGTAACCAACCGTTTCACCTTGGCGAGTGAGAAGGTCATAAGCAATTTCTGATACAAACGTACTCTTCCCAATCCCTGAACCAGCCGTGATAGTAACGAGCTCGCCTTTACGCAGCCCGTGAAGCTTCTCGTTGAGGAACTTGTAAGGGTACTCAGCGCTGCTGACCTTGGGGTCTTCAAGGACCATCTGCAGCAGCTTGGTGCCACTGATAATCCCATCGGGTTCGTACTCAGCAGCCGTCCACACCATCTGCATGATGGCTTTGCTGTTGCCCCCTACTAGCGCCTCGTTGGCGTCCTTGTAGCCCTCAATCTTGCCGATCTTACCTACGCGAGGCGGCAGTAATTGGATCGCCTTTTTGACCGCTTTCTGACCGTGCTCATCGCTGTCGAAGCACAGAATGATTTCTTCAAACTTCAGAAGCCAATCGAGGTTACTCCGTATGCATTTCTCCGCAGAGTCAGCACCATTAGGTAGCGAGACACACGGCCAACTCTTCCGTACCGTGGCGTAGCTGAGGCAATCGTACTCGCCTTCAAAGATAACCAGCAGCTTGCCACCACTCCACTTCTCTTGGCCGAGAAACGTATTATCAGGATTGGTTCCGTGTTGGACAAAAGTCTTGTTTGGTTTACGAATCTTGTAACCAGTGAGACGACGTTCTTTGTCGTAGATGGGCCAGAAGTAAGCCTCACTGTCGCCATAGGTACTCTTGAAGTACCCGAAGAGGCGACAAGTCTCGTCTCCGATTCCACGGCTCGGGATGGACTGATAAGTTCCAATAACCGGGTCGATCTCAGTGTGGGATTCATTCTGTACAGGGGACATGAGGAAAGAAGAGGAAGAACCAGAAAGGTGGTACGAGCAACCAGGGGTGAAGCAGTGCTGACCCCCATCGTCGTAAAGAGCTACGTTGTCGCGTGACCCACATTTCGGGCAAGACAAACGCGACACGACGCGGGACATAAAAAGACCTCCAAGGGTGTCTTGAAACCCCCGGAGGTCAGTGTCCTTTCATCCTTGTCCGAACTGACTATAGCAGCCAACTGGACGGGACCGAGGGACCTTCACACCAGGGGACGTGGTACTTATCACACCAAGCGGCGTAGGTCATACTGCCGGTTTTGGTGAGCTTTTGATGCGGCTTCTGTAGGACCATTCGGATGTCGACTGAACTGTGCTGCTCTTTAAACAGCTTGATCAGCCTTCTGTCCTCCGCATCGAAGTAGCCCTTTACCTCCAGCACGACTCCGTTATCGAGGAAGAAGTCAGGCGTGTAGCTCCGGGGAATTAGGAGGTCAAAGCTTCGGCCCTCATAGCTCCAATTCGTTTTCCCGGCCAGGTTACGGGCTACCTGAGATTCAAAGCCCGAACGAAATCCATCTGCTTGGCGCTTGCCGTACTTATGGAATCGTCGGGCCATCTACTCAAAAGTCAGGATCTTCGCCCGACACAGTAGCAAGTTCCTTCACATTTGGCTTGGATTGCTTGAAGCCTGATTGCTTCTTGAAAGCCTTAGCGATGTCAAAGTCACCACTGTCGCTACCAGCCGTGGTAACAGCCTTCAGAACCTGGATACCCTTAGGGCACAGCCGGAGGCCACCACGAGGGCTCTTGCGAGGGATGTAGGTGTACTTGATTGCCACCAGGATCTCAGAGCCTTCACGCAGCTTGAGGTCACGAGCAATGGGCTGCAGCTCAGTGTCCACCACAGGCAGAGGGAACTCACCGTAAGCGGTCTTGGCAGTCAGCTTGATTACGGCTGAGCCATCCTCGTTCATCTCAAACGGGGCATCAAAAAAGTTCTTCTTGCCAGTGGCATCCCGATACCACTCACAGGCTTTGTCGTACTCGTCGCTGATTTGATCCACGATCTCAGCAGCGTCTTGAACAAGAACCTTGAGACGGAAGTCGGAGGTCTCACCGTTGTAGGTAGGGGTTTCGTAAAAGTCAGGGATCCAGCCCGTGAGGGTTCCTTGGATCTGCATGGCCTTTAAGTCGAAAGGACCCACAGAAGGTACCCGTAGAACTTACGCCTCGTAGAGGGGTCTTAGGCCAGCTCTTGAAGTGGCCTCTTTAAGTGGCCTTTGAGAAAGACCCTCTTTAAGTTTTAAAGGCCTTCTTAAAGAGGTCTCTAGCGGTCTTCCTTCAGAGGCCACTTAGAGAGCCCTTTTAAAGAGGTTCTTTTATCGCCATTCAAAGAGGCACTTAAATGACTCCCCAGGATCCAACTGACAACAAACAACTTGATCAGTTACTAGAAGATCTTTTGGAAGTAATTAAACAGGAACAAGAACAAGAGAAAGAAGAAG